GTAAGTACGCTGGCTACTCGGCTAAGAATACCATGTACTCTGTGATGAGTAATTTGGTTATGGGGCACAGTCACAGGCTTGCTCAGATACACTACTCCGCTAACGGTAAGGATTTGGTTGGGGTTGAGGGCGGTTGTTTGTGTGAAGTCCCCCCAACAGTTAATTGGCAGCAGGGCTTCGTAACCCTTACCTATTCTAACGGTAAGCTGGTTGATGTGAAGCTTAACAGGATTGTGAAGATCGGTGGGGAGTACAGGCTTTACGATGGTGGGAGAGTTTACAAAACCAAAAAATAACCGAAAAGTTTAAATACTGATAAGCCTTTCCTTTATTAAATTACAACAAGAAGGAGGTGTGAAAGAAAATGGTAAAGAAAAACAGCACAGCACTAGCAGTGACTTTGCTATTCTTAGCAGGGATTCTGCTAACAAGCTTCGTAACGTACACAGTGACTAAAGCGAGAATAAAACCAGAAGTAGTAGTAGCAGACCACATAGTTTTCAGAAACCGCACAGTGATAAAAGAAGTTCCAGTGTATCACAATGAAACAGTGATAAAGTATTTGCAACCGACAAGAAGTCTCTGCCAAGGGTTCATAGAAGAAGCTTTGAACGAGAGTAACTGCACATTAATAAACCACAGTAATATCAGAAACTTCATAACAGACTCTGACTGTGCCGCTTACTGCGTTGACGGTCACAAAGTCTCAGTGATCGTTGGTGATAAGCGTGTTTTCAACGGGCACAATCAGACATACACTGCTTTCAACAACTACGCTGATTGTTTGAACAATTGCGGTGTTGGAAGTAATGCTTGTGCTTGCTGGGTAAACGACGATGAGTGAGGGGGCTTCCCCCTTTTTGGAAAGGATTATAAAAACTTTTTTTTATTATTTTTTTTTACAATCATTGTTAAAAAAATTTGAAGGTGGTGATTTTGAAACACAAACATTCGCACGTTTCCAAAGATGAGACTCGTCACGGTTCTCACTTGGAAGAAATGTTTGAACACCCGCACAGATACTTCCCCGACCTCGAACGAGACGTATTCGTAGCGAAGGAGGGTAGGTTTTACTCGGGTCAGAATATTGTTGCTGAGCCTGACATCACTATTTACCAGCCTAGAAGTCACACCATTTACCTCGTAGAGTACAAGTTGAGGGACCATTTGAGAAATAAGGCGAGGCATCAGCTCAGCGTTGAAGAGCTTCTGATGAATGAGTACTTCCCGAACTACAAGGTTGAGAAGTTTTACATTCACAACAATTTTGAGGAGGAGTTGTGGAAATGAAAAAGTTGGAGAAGCTCGTGGAGATTTCGGAAAGCGAGTTTGTCACGAAGATTTACGATGCTTTGAAACAGTTAGAAGCTGAAAAGGAATCTTACGAAGCTAAGATTGGAGAGTTGTTACAAACTTTGAGAGATGTTGAGTTTTACAAGCAGAACTACTCTTTGAAGTTTTTTTACGATTTGAAAAGTGGAGATGTTCTTTACGAGAAGTTGGAGAAGAAAAAAATAGGATTTGAGAGGTGATTCTTATGGGTAAAAAGATAAGTTATGAGCACATGGTGGGTAATAAGAAGTTGAAAAGTTTTGGAAGTGTGAAAGAGGATGAAGGAGGTGTTGAAGAATGAGCTACTCTTGGAAAAAAGGAGCTGTTAAACTGTTGGAAATCTTCGCATACGCGGGAATTGGCGGGTTGCTCTCATATTTCAGCAAGCAACCGCAAACCCCAACAATTATCCTGACAATCGCAGCTCTCAAATGGCTCGCGAATCTAATAAAGCATTGGAAGTCAGAGTAGGTTCCCAGAAAGGGTTCCTTGAAAAGTTCCCAGAAAAAAAAACCTTTTTTTTACCTTACCTTTTTTTTCCCATTGTCAAAACAAGAATATTAAGGGGTGAGTTCGAATGAATAATAATTGGCTCAGAACAGCGTTTAAATCCATTCTAAGCGTTGTTTGTAAAAACAATGATAATTTACTTGACTATTACAAAAACGCTTACAGCGTTGAAAAGAATAAGGTTTTAGCCGATCAGAAAGTTATACAAACTTTTAAAAAGCAGTTGGAAGAGTTAACCAAACAGTATAACAATTTGAAACTGTCAGAGCAGGCTTGGAAGAACAAAGCCTACGAGTTAGAACACAAAAACGATTACAGGAGTAAGATTAAGAATTATTTGAACCAGAACTATCACAGGGTGCTCCTCTTCTACAGGAAGAGGTGGGTTTTAAGCCTTAAAAACGTTGAGGAGCCGATGCTCTTCTCAGATTTCGTTCAGAAAAGCACAACTCTCCGAAACCATTTCATGGGTAGCAGTGTTGAGCAGGTTTGGAACCACAACATAGAATATGTTAGGGATAATTACACTTATAAGGGTTGTTTGGACGTTTGGCAACTCCCCTTGGAAACTTACATTCTCGGTAAAGGGGATTGCGATGACTCAACAGCTTTCAGAGTTGCAACCGCTAAGAGTATTGGTTTGGAAGATGAGCTTAGAGGGGTTTTCTTCATGGCGGTTGGTGAGTATGTCAGGGGTGACAGTGTTGGCGGTCACGCGTTTCCCGTATTCATAGATGAGAAGCTGAACTGGTTCGTTCTGGAAGCTACTAACAACATTTATACTAAGAGGAAGTATCCGAACGAGCATTACAGGATAGAATTTATGACTGATGGTGAGGACACTTGGGCGGTCAATGGCGGTAACACTTTTGGAGGAACGATTCTTAAAGAGTTTGATTTGGAGAAGCCTAAAAAAGTTTAAAAAAAATTTTTTTATTTCTTCTTATTTTAATAAGTGTTGTAGGAGCCAACCCATGAGTATTAGAACGAGGCTTAGGGAAGTTGTGGCTATCCACTTGTTAAGATTAACCCTTCCCATTATCCTCCTGTGTTCTGAATCATTATGGGTTATTAGGTCTGTCACTTGCTGTTTCAACTCCTGTATTGAGTTGTAAATATCCTGGTTTGTAATCCTAACGAAGGTTTTATCATTGTTGTTCTTCTTACCCATTTTCGTTACCCCCTAAATGAAAAGATTAATAAAAATTCACAAAAGCCCCCCAGCCTTTTAACGCAAAAGGTTTAGTATATGCAGAGTACTGAAATTTAGCTCCAATCGTGGGCGTAGCACTATCAAACCTAACCAATCCATTCTTATCAGCCGCTATGAAAGCGGAATTGTCAGGTGTTAAATACATAGTTGGAACACTGCCTCTGTTATTACAATAAGCAACTATGTTAGTTGTGTTCTGGGGCAGTTCTGTTAAATTAGTACTTATGGATGCGGTGGGGGGGTTGTTAAATGAGTAATACCTCACCCAATCAAAGTACATATCCAAGGTAGATGCATAATATCCGGCTTCAGGGCTACCCGCGCATGCTTCAAAATAGAATTTTAGATTGTTTAAGTCCCAAGAGGAAATATCAGCGTAAGACCAATCCTCATCATTAACCTTGAAAAAAATCACATCGTCAGCAATTAATAAATCAATTGTGTAACCTGTATTGTCTGTCCCCTCACCTTTTTCGTAACTTTTACTAAATAATGCTAAAGTGTGATCGCTGTCAGTTAAATAAACATATGCACTTACTGATCCATAGTCCGCACCTCGCTTATGATAAATTTTCTTAATATGAATTCTGATAAGAGTCCAGGAATTCGAGATTAGATCTGTTTTTATTTCGCTTCTTTGATAAGCTCCTGAGCCATTGTAATTGTGTGCATGAAGAATCTGACACTCTCCATCTTCAGTTATACTTACATTGCCCTGCCCGCCTACATGTGAACTCGTCACCCATAAGTTGGGATCAACTGTTGTATCATCAAACTCGTCAATAGTGGATAAATCATCATTGGCTATATTTACAGGACCAAAGAAGTACCCTTCAGCAAAATCAACAGCTCCTTCTGCAGTAGCGTTGTTTGTGTTTATAGCTTGGTAAAAAACTCTTTTGTGATCATTATTGCCATTAATAATTTCAATTACTTCTCTTGCGATTCTACCCATTGCTCCTAAAACTTCATCTGCATCTGGAGTGTACCCATTTTCTATCATTTTTTCATCACCTTTTTTAATTCTTGCTTATTTTGAAAATTTAGCTGAAAACCAATCATAATTTATTTCTTTTTTAAGCCCGTTGAGGCTGACAAATCTCACTTTCACACTGTTAAGAGGGTTAGCGAATGTGATTGTAGAGTCTTTTGTGACTGTAACCCACTCAGACCCATTAAAAAGTTTAACAGCGTAATTATTATCAGTCAACCAGTTGTTAAAGGAGTCATCCCAATTGATCTTTATTTTTTTGTAGTGGGGCTCTTCTCCTTTTAAAATGTAAAACTCGTAATGCTCAAACGAGGAGTGCTCTTCAGTTCCGCAGGTAACTGTTGGTTCTTGGTCGGCGAATTTGCGAGCGAAGAACCAATCATACTCCGTCTTTCCATTATAAGTCATCCAAACACCTACATATCCCGCCCCCAAATCGGAATTCTGCCAATCCACAACATCAACACCATCAACAAAGAATTTGTGATTGGAACCGTCAAAAATAATCTTTAATCTGTGCCAATTAGAATCAGCAGTGATGTCTATCCAATCACTGTTAACAGAAGAGCTACCCGAAATCTTTGAAATCAGTTCATAATCAGTTCCGCCGTTTGTATACCTCGCAACATAATTATTTTTCTCATTATCAGCTGAGTAAACAAGCCCCAGCTGTTCATTATTCCCTTGCAAATTGAGCTTCGCTTTTGATTCAAGAATTATTGCAGGACCGAAAACAGTCTTGCTTACTAACCCATCAGTATCATCATCAGAGGTCTGACCAGTAGTGCTTAGCACACCGTTAGACACTGAGTATTGACCGTGAAGACCATTGTGGTACAAGTCGATGTGTTGCCACTTGTTCATATCCAGCTCCGCACCGTTAAAATCGTCAAAGAATTCAAAAACACTGTCACCATCCGATTCGGAACTTGCTGAGGGGTTTCCATAATACATGTAAAAAGTGTTATCCCCAACACTTAAATCCACCCTAATCCAAACCACTGCTTTCTCATTTGAGGAATCGTAACTTTCTATCCAGTAAGGAATTCTAATTACCCCATTTGAAAGGGTGAATCTCAAATCGCTCCCATCACTCTTAGCTTTTGAAAAGTCAAAATTAGTCGAATCTAACTTCACACAAACAGAAAAGCCTTGTAACTCTCCGCTATTAGGGTTATTAATAACGATTGGTTTCCTATACTTCCAATCGAGAAGGGGTAAGGGGGAACCCTCCTCAACTGATAACTCGTCGAAAAGGATGTTTTTCTTATCAAGAAAAATGTTATTAATATTGGAAACGCTCTTAATGTCTGGGTCGTGAGTGTACAAATTACCCCCCCACCTAAAATGTTTATTATTAACATCCCCCCAAACAATTCCTTGAGAGTTGGTATCCCCCCACAGCATCTGTTCTCCTTGGGGAGTTCTCAGTATCACCGCAGAAGTGCTTCTTTGAGACGAATTAGAAATTGCGTTTGAAGATCTTCGTGGGAATATGAGCTGTCTGTGAACCGAGTCAGGATTAACATTCCTCTTCAAAAAACCCTTATCCACAATGCTCTGCTCAATAATATTCATTCAAAACCACCCGTAACGATGATAGTAACCTCATCAGAGTTTGAAAGTGTGAAAGGTTGAAAAGTCTGTCTCAAAACAAGAGTCTTAACCCCCTCAGCATCCGTTACGAAAAGACCCACTTCCGAAATAGTCACCCCCTCAAAATCGGAACCTTTAAACACTGCGGAAGCTTCAAACCCCTTATTAAACTTTCTAACAGTAGGGGTGACGCTACCGCCACTGATAGGGCTTTCCAAAGCGGTGTCGGAACTGCTCTCAGGAGTTGTTCCGCTACCGATCTCCAAAGTAACAACCTGCCCAGTCATCTCATCCACAATCCAGTTTTTAAAATCGTCAACAAACATTTAAGCGTTCACCTCGCTAACAGCTAATTGGTCCTGTTTCAACTCGTAATCAGCTCTGAAACCCTGACCCGTTGAGAAAGACGTTTTAACAGTTTGAACTCTCAACACGACTTTCGAAAGGTTTGTGAGCGGGTCTGAGAAGCTTATCAAATCCCCAACGTTCAAACCCAACAATTTCTTACCGCTAATCTTAATATCATAACGTGGATTTCCCAAACCGTTAATCAGATTCTGAGCTAAAGTCTTACCAATATCAATACACTTAGCTCTGAAATTCTCATTGCTAATACTGTCATAATCCCCGCTGAGTTGCAAAGCGTTCTTAACATTCTTACTTATGAAACCGTAATTCTCCCAAACACTCTTAACCCCTGAGGAAACAATTGTCGGGTCGAAAACGTGATCTGTAATTCCCAAACCGTTCTTATCCTCACCAGCGTAAAAAATAACGTGATTAACAACCCCCTCAGTGTTCCTACTCCCATCAATACTCACTTGTGAAGCGTTGAGAGTTTTAACAGTTTTGGAAGGGTTAGTGGAGGGGTCGAACCAGTAAAGCGAAGGGTCGCTCCTACCATTACCTTTCAGGAAGAATACGAACTGGTTCCTACTGCCAGTGTATTGGGGGCTTCCCAACTGTTGCAAAACCTGGTAAAGCGGTTGGTAATTAACAGAGTAGGAGTCGATGGTAAGGGAGGTGTTCTGAACGTGGGACACGTCAACAGCTCCGTCAAAAGCTCTTAAAACCAACTCCTTAACAATCTCAGAAGCTGTTTTGTTAACAAAACCCTGACTCCACAAGTGCGACAACCCCCTCAAATTATAATCCTTACCCTTCAAAACAAGAGTTTTACCGCTCTTATTCCCACTGCCAACATCAGAAATTATCCCAACGAAAAGCGGCTGATCGTTAGACAAGTCCACAGGGCTTTCAGAAATGAAGATCTGCACCTGACTGCCAACGTCTAAACCCTCACTTTGAAACACGTTCCAATTACTCCCAACCTTACCCCAAACGTTGCAAGGGTTCCTAAGCGTTACGGAGAAATCACTGCTCTTAAGATTAATCTTCTGAGAGACTGAGAAGTGGGTTACGAACCTGCTAACATCAACCCAACCATCCACCGTGTCCGCAACTATTTTGAAAAACATTTACTTCACCATTAAAAGAGTTATTTGATAACTTATCCTGTTAAGCGAAGTGTTATCCCTAATGAACGAAACGTTTTTAATAACAGCTCTAACACTGCTCGAGGGTTGCTCCCCATTCTCCCAATAATCAAGGTAGGAGAGTAAAGCACTACCGCTAACCTCCTTAACCCCCTGAGTCTTAGCGAGCCTGTTAAGAGTGGCTAACTTAACCATGTCGTTAGAGGACTGCTCATCCAAAACTCCTACAATAATAACAGTGGGGCTTTTCAAACTCACAACTTCTGCGTGTGGGATTTCGAACTGCCTCTTCTGAGCGTCCTGATCCGAATCCCCAGAGACCAGTCTGAAGTTGAGAAGCTCGCTTTGAGAATCAACCTCGCAATTCAAAGTGTAGGACAGTCTCGTGTTGAACAGCTCAACGTCTGGAGCCACATCCTTCATCAAAACTCCTGATAAGTTTTGTCCAGTATCATGTATTTTTATTATGCTTTCCATTTTTCACTCACCCCCCAAACCCTGTGAAATTGTTAGTGTGGAAGTCTGAAGGGTTTAAAAGACTTGAAGCTAAAGGATTGTTAACAGCGTTCCTAATTTGATCAGTGGTTGTCACAACGATTTGGTTGATAGTTTGGCTTACAGGAGTTGGAATCGTTTGGGGTGGTCTCAGCAGAGACGCTTGTGATAAGACGTTCTCACTGCTGGGTAACCCTTCAACCTTCCAATTTTTGGGATTAGCAATGTTACCTGTGAAAGTGTGTTTCATACCCATCATTCTTTGCAAAAACTTGGAGTACCCCTCAGTCTCTTTTTTCATAAGAGTTGCGAAACTCAAATTCTTATACTCATCGTAAAACCTCTTAACCCCTGAAGTGTCAATAGTGGGTATGTGTGTGTGGAGCAAACTGTTCATAGTGGATATAACCCTGTTTAAAAAGTTCAGAATTACCAGCAACTTCCCAGCGATCCACTTGGAAAACTCTATGAACAAAACTTTAGCGGTGGGTATCCACCCTGTAAAGGTTTGTAAGAACATAACTGCTAAAGCTTTTAAAACTTCTTTCCAACTGCCAAGCTTTTTCTTAGCGTTCAAAATCCACCACACCAAATAAGATATCGCAGCGGTTACAAGAGCTATCGCTAAAACCCAAGGATTAGCAAATGATGAAATTGCTGAAATTGCAATGGTGCTTTTAAGAGCTCCAACCACGAGCATAATATCAGCTTTTAAAACTTCTAAAGAAGCGGCGACTATTGAAAAAGCAATAGCCATAGACACGAGTTTCGGATGCTTACCCACAAACTCCGACACTTTCTCAACAAGCTTTATTATGTTAGGTAGCACTGATTTCAGAGTTGTTCCGAAAGCCTGACCGATAACAAACCCTAAGTAACTCATCTCAGCTCTCAACGCACTGATAGCTGTGTAAGCGGGGTTGGTGTTCCTAACCATCTCATCAGTCCCCTGCATAACTTTTAAGAAACTGTTAGAAGCCCACCTAGCTAATCCTTCAAACATCCTCTTAATGTTTTGGAAGAAGAATAGCAGGGGTAGGTAAGTTCTGAAAAGCTTCCCTGAGAAGTTGTAAGCGGAATCACCAGTCTCTTTAAAACTCTTACCAGTTCTTCGCAAGCCAGTTCTGAGAGTTCTCAAAGAGTTTCTCTGATGAGTAATCCTACCCTTAAGAGTTGAGATGTTTTTTCTCAAAGCAGCGTTGCTTTTGGAAAGCTCCTGCAACCTCTTACTAATACTCTCAAGGTCCTTCTCAACTTTTTTAGAACCTTCACTCCTAAATTTTATCTTAACATTAGCTTCGGACTTCATTTTTTCAATTTTTCACCATAACCCCTTTCATTTTCAAAAGGCTTTTCCAATTCTCAACCATGTCCATCAGGAGGGGTAAGGGGATTTCCCCAACCTCTTCCAAACTCAAACCGTTCATTAACAAGTACTCAACAACGAGTAGGAGTGCTTTGTAAGACTCCTCTTCCCTTCTCAACTCCTCAACGAATGGGGGAAGCTGAATCATTTCTTCGCCAAACCATTAACTTCCATAACCGCTTCTAAAAGTTGAGAGGCGAATCCCAACCTCACACTATCAACTTTTTCCACTGGCAACTCGTTAAGTTTCAAAACCTTTTTCAAAAGCTCTTCTGAAAGCTTATCCTCAGAAGCTCCGCCTCTGATGAAAAATTTTAAATCTTTAGTTTTAAGTATTGGGATTTTAAAATCCACATCGTTAATTGTTCTAATAACAAAGTCCTCGCCTTCACCAGCAAATATCTTACTTATTAACTCTTCCTTATTCATTTCTTCTCTACCTCCTTCTTCAAACTTTTCACCTGTTCTGACAACTCGTTAATCATCTCGAACAGGATTTTCATAGGAGCATTAAAGTTTAAAAGTCGCTCGTAATCCTCACTCCTCTGCATTAGGAATGAGAGGTAAGCTGAGTATGAATCGTTAAAATCCCTCTTAGCGGTTTCGCAAAACTTCTTCTTAAGATCCAAGCTCAACCCGCTTATTTTCAAAGTGCTCCTAATCATCTTCTCAATATCCTCAACCGTTTCGTTCTTATCCAAAATTACCACCTTCATATCTCAATAAAGTTTAGCATTTTCCCCCAAAAAATTTAAAAAAAAAGTTTTTAAAAAAAGGGTTTTTTAACTTTTAACTGTACGATGGAACCGCACTTAACCCGCTCGCGTTGTACTCCACATTACCATTGCTTTCAGTTCCGTCCAAATTCCTAGCTGGGACTTTAATTTTTAAAGTTCCTATTAAAACACCATCATCACCGCTGAACTTCTTATCAAAACTAACCACATAACCGTGATTGAACACATTCCTGTAAGTTTCAGCAGTGGTAGCGGCTTCAGCGTCTGTCACTGATGGGTCGTCAACCCATGTAATCACAACTCTCACATCCTTCCTGGCAAGAGTTCCGTCGGAGAACAACTTATCATAGTCATCAGTGGAGAATTGTATGTTGTCAAGTGTTAACTCGAAGGGTGCTTGAGGTGTGAAACTAACCATGTTCCCACCTTGGAGGTTCGCTTCCGCTTTAACATCCCACTCGCCACCGCCTATTTGCAGGTCTTTAGTGTTTATACTAGCATTTATACCAGTTCCCCCTAACGGAGTTATTTTAACAAGAGCCCTTTGTTTCCAATTATCTACAGCCATTTAAACTCACCTAAATTTTTTCAAATATTTACTCATAATCTTTTCCAAATCCCTCTTCCAAAACACTTCCAAACCCTTCTCCAAATAGTTGTGAGGCTCACTGCCCTTATGCGTTACAGCCCAGTAAGTTATCAAACCCTTACCGCGCTTATAAGTAGTAATCCTAACAGGCTTACCGCCGTTCAACAAGTGAGGTCTGGTCCCTTCAAACACTGCTAAAGCGTAAGGGCTTTTACTACCCACAACCGCTTCGTGCTTACTAACTAATGAGTGGAATATGCTTTTTGACAAAGCACCTCTGTGAGTTGGGTGGTGCCACCTCCAACCCAAATTAATCATCTGCTTAACCCTGTTAGCGACCTTGCGAGCTGATTCCTCAACGAGTTTCTGATTGTCAGTGACGCTTCTAACATCCGCGAGCAGAGTGTTGGACAACTCATCCCAACCCTTCTCAGTTATGGTGATTGAAAAAGTCACCTTATCACCCTGAAAACATAAGTTAAAACCTTATAATGACCAGCATTGTTATTCAAATCCTCAAAATCAGCTGTGTTCGAATCGTAACTCTGCAACAGGTACATCTTGTTCTGCCAGAGGGTTTCAACTTGGGAGTGGGTAAGTGAGTAATCAACCTTATCAGCGAGCAGGTCCAACTCACTACTCTTTTTCGAATAAACAGTAATTGTAACGGTAACTTCAAAACCAGTATTGGATAAGAATGATAATTTTTTAACCTGAGCTGGTTCCACAATTATTAGGGGTAAAGAAATCTTGGTCTTAGGGTAAGAAGAGTAAACCCTACCGCTAACTTCTGAAATGTTATTCTTCAAAATTCCGTGCAGGACTGCGTACACGTCCTGTCTAATAGTCTCCTCTTCCATTTTAGGGCTACACCCTCCAAAACTTAATGATACACTTTGAAATTTTCAGCACAAACGTTATGATGCATCGTAACGTTTAAACCTTTTCCGTTACGCTTGATCGTAACATCACTCAATTTTTGAAACTTTTATGAGCTGTGCTAAGGTTACACCTTGAAGCACATACTTCTCAACGCTCACAATTTTAAATTGCGAACCGTCATAATCAATAATGTAATCATTATTTATTGATTCGTCGCCTTTCACAATGAAGTAAAGGCTTGCAGACACTTCCACACCGAGTTTTTGCAAAGTGTCTTTTAAAAAAGTGTAATTGTAAGGAACACTCTTAATACTCCTATCAAGAGTTGTTGAGTACTCAACATCCCCATAATCATTAACAACTTCCGTCTTTTTCAAAAGGTTAATCTCAGTTCCGTAAGCGTCAATAACGCCGTCTATTTGGTCTTTGAAACTCATCTGAACCACACTTTCAAAGCTCCAACTTTATTCTCCAACTCCTGAATTGTTCTGGAAGCGTCGTTCAAAAACACCACGCTATCCGAGAGCTTATTCGAAATCTTAATCGCTCCCACAGTGATGCTTTGACCAACGTTTTGAACCTTATTATTCAAAATGTACTTAACAACGTTACGAGCCACGAGCATAGTTGCTAACTGCTGAACATCCTTAGGAACCTCTCCAAAACCGTAATCGTAATCAATTTTAACAGCTAAATCTCCGAAAACACTCGTGCCAAGCCTAACCCTACCGCTCTTAGCATCTACGAGGTTGAAATCCGTGTGAATAACCATCTCAGACCACTCAGGGCTCATCCAATTACCAACATTCCTATACAAATGATTAATCTTATAAACAAAAGGGTGTTTAGTGTAAAACTCCGAAGTGGACCTGTCAAAATTGTGATACTCAACAGCGTTTTTAATTTTGAAACTGTAACCTACGAGTTGGTCGATGTAATCCTCAGCCCACTCAACCCATCTCCAAACCGCAGTGTTGGAAGGAGTTGTGCTGGAAGCGTCATTCTTAAAATCCAACCCTAACAGCTCCCCAACAAGTTCTGGACTGGTGTACCTCACATTATAAATAGCATTTTTAGGATCTGAAAAGTCAGAGTACTCGGAACCATTAAAAAACCTGATCTTATACCAGTAATCAGCGGATGAGTTATCATCAGTGTAAGAAGTAACCCAGTTACCATTAGCGTCTTTAGCATCAATATGAGTGACCTCATTATAAACTCCATCTCTTTCAGAGCTCCTGTAAATATAAACCTGAGTTACTGAAGGGTCTGTAGGCTCATCCCAAATGAGTTGTATTATCATCTTCTATCAAAAATGTTTATTCACTGCAAAACCTTTTTAAACCTTTCTCTTAACCACTTTTATTTGAGGCTTGTCCGAACCCACCCTCTTCAAAAACGCTTTGACACGCTCAGATGAAAAAACAGAAGGCTTTTTCTCAATAGCAGAATGAACAACCGCTTCTCTAACTCCCAACGACAAGAGGTTGGGTTTGGAGAACATTTTCTCAGCAATTTTAACAAACAAATTCTCAGAAAGAGAAAGAGTATCTGTTAAATGAGCGGAATCCCCCCACGTCGCAACCGCCAAAAATTGTTCTGAAAGAGTTAAATTTTCCAAAACAGTAAGTATCACTAAAGAAGCGTACTCTTCGGAAAGGTTTAAACCCTCAGAAAAAGAGATAAGTAAAGCGTTGTGAAAATTTTCCAAAATGTGAAGGTTACTCTTCAAAAGTAAGGATAATGATTTCTCAGCCACCTCATCAAGAGTTAAAGAGTCCTCCAAAACCTCTGAAAACTGGCTCTTCAGAACTTCTGACAGGGTAAGGGAATCAATTAATAATTTCTTAAGTTGGGATGAAACGCCCTCTGACAGTTGCAACGCATTTTCCAACAGGTAATTAATAGACAACGCTTCAACTTCAGAAGCTGTGAGAGTGTTTTCAAAAAGGATATCAACAGCTTTTGAAAACCTCTCAGAAAGAGAAGTACTATCTGAGAAAATTTTTGAAACATTCGAAAAATTAGCCTCATTAACAGAGAGAAAATTTTCCAAAACTCCTGTATCAAAGTAGCACTCATCAAAACTTCCAACGTCAAAGGAAGCTACTGATTCCATTCTCAAATATCCTCAGCGTCTTTGAAAATACTGTAAATAACAGTTCCATCAGGAGAGGTTTCAGAATAATTTTTAATTGCTAAGTAACCCTCACTCAAAACATTACCGCCAACAGTGAAGGGGAAAGAAGCTCCTGAAAAGTGGAAGTGCTTAACCATAAGAGGTTTCTTGCCACTGTGCCGAGCGTCAGCGTTTAAAAAACCGCTGATAGCAACATCAGCTGTTTTGCCAAACCAATCAATATCTGTTTCAGTAATCTTCCAATAAGAAGCCACAACCCCCGTATTATTAACCTCAATATCCTTTTGCAAAGCCATTCTCAACCACCTTTTTCATTTAAAAATTGTTCAAACCAACCCTCTTCCAAGTGTTAGTATCTACGCAAACATACAAGTAATTTGAATCCCAAGCTATTTGACCCTTAACTCCTGAGGAGGAACTGCTACTCGGAGCGGTTCCCGTAATCACAGGAGCTTTAAAATAAATAGTTCCCGCAGTTTGTTCCTGTGAGAATTGGTAATCCTTCTTCGTCTCAACATTTGGTCCATAAACAATAAAATTCTCATATTGGACTGTTGTATTTTTCAATATAATTGCTGTTCCCAAGCAATCAATTACTGGGTTGCCCCTCGGACTGTAACAGCTCATATTAGCTCCTGGGTTGTTGAGGAATATTCCTCCTCTCGCTATTGAACTGTTTGAAGAAGTTGTAATCCTGCAACCGTCCCTGAAAAATATAAGTGCCTGCGTTCCGCTAAGATTAACAGCGTATCTGAAATCTCTGAAAAAAGTTCCAACAATAAAAACATAAATAGGAGTTCCATAACCAGCACTTATCCCATCATAGTTCAAATCGTGCCCGTAAAGAACCGATTCGTTCAACGAAAGAGCTGTCGCATTCACATACACTGCCGTCTTCTTATCCCCTGTCTTGTCTATTTTACAATACTTAACTACAGTGTAGGCAACATTTTTCAAATATACTTGGTAATAAGTGTTATTTTCCAAGTGAAGGTTACGAACAGTCACAGAACCTGGAATGTAAGCCAACTGAACCTTCTCACAAGTAGTCGCCCAATCAAGAATTTTGTATGTAAAATTAGTTATATCCCCATAATACATATGCGGAATGTAAAGAGTGTCAGAAGTGTTGCTCTCTATGAGGGCTTCGTGAATCTGGTTCCCATTGGAATCAAAAATTTGTATCAGCTTATCTTTGAACTGGTTATTAGTCCAACTCTTAGAGTTATCAACAACCTTCAAAACATGAGCATCTGGATAAGTTGGGTCGCTCGCATAATACTGGTAACTGCTAATCGTCCCGCTGTCCATAACACTCATCTCTCCTTCTACGGTTAAGCTTCCTGAAGTGTTTGTGAAAACCTTGTTCATCAGGACAAACCCGTCATAAGTGTTTGGAGAAGCTTTCATATGAATTGTTATTGGATAAGTTATGCTGTCAGGTATGTCCTGTTTCGCCCTGCTGACTGTCTTGTAAGGATTAGCTTCCGAACCATCCCCACTCGTATCATCACCATTAACATTATCAATGTAAATCACCCTCTCAGCAGGAGTAGCAGTTAAAACAGGATTCCCCCCAACAGTCAAAGTCAAAAGGTTAAGAATAGTGTGATTATTAGCGTTCAGGTCTGATGAAAGTGTGGGGGAAGGATCATCAAAAACCGAAAGCAGCCTGCTCTTCTGATCGGAAACCATACTATTCCAATCAGAACTCCTAATTAAATCCCCCGAGCCTTTAACATCATCCCAAGCCATTCTAACTTCACTCTTGGATTATTTTCCAAGTGATGTGAACCGAATCTCCACTGTCAAGGTTAAGAGCACTTTTAACCTTCCTACTCAGCATGGTCCCGCCAGTTGAAGCGTTAAACAAACCGTACTCCGTAACAGCAGTTGCCGATGAGAAAGTGAAATCAGCGTCAAAAACAGCTGTGTCGCCAGAAACATTAGTGGTTCCACTACTGACAGTGGCTTCAGCCCTCTGAACCTCAGTTTGAAGAGCGGTGTCCGAAGCGGTTTCAGCGGTTGTTCCAGTTCCTATCGCAATGTATTTAAAAGGCGTTGTTGACAACCCACTTATGAGTTTAGCAACCTCAGATTTACCAGCGTTAACAACAAGGTTGGGAAATTCTTTAACCTCCACAAGCTCATCATTATGATAACGTTTAATCGTAATATGTCCTTTAAGTTTTAAATTTTCATTCATACCGCACCACCTAACATTTATAAATAAGCTCATCAAAAAAAAATAAAAAACAAAAAAAAGGGTTTTTGTTCAACCCGCTTAAGCAGTTGTTATGACAACAATACTCTCAGGGTTCAAAACCTTAACACCGTAAGTTGCTGTAACTGTGAATGTTACTGCTCTATCCAAAATACTGTCTTCCTTATACTTGAGCTGCGGTTTTCTCTTCCAAGCAACTGCGAAAGGTCTCTCACCAAGCATCAAAGCCTTGTAAACAGTTACTGAAGTGTTCTCTGTTGCTGAAGGTATTCTTGTTGAGACGAACACTTTCATACCGAGAATGGTTCCTATCTGACCGTTTAGCAGTTCCCTGTTACCGCTTATTGAAGAATCTACAAAAATGTACCTTCCAGCGGGGTCTTTAATCTGGTAAAGCTCCATCTCCTGATCGGGGTTTATCACTAAGTAGAGAGGTGTTCTGTTAGAGCTTCTCAAAGCCTTTCTCGCTGAGAGTAAAGTGTCATAATCCAAAACATCACCAGCATCTACAGAAGAGCTGTCGTGTCCGTTAGGATAAACGCTGTGACCAGCTCCTGAAACACACTCACTAATAATATCTGCGTCTAACTTCTCAGCAACTGCTAAACCCATGTTTCTAATAACATCATTAATAACTGTTTCAAACTCGTAATCCAATTGGAGTTGTGAAACCTGCTTTGCAAGTCCAACCTCTTTAACAGTTATTGTAACCTGATCGAAGTCTATTGCGGACACTGGTGTCTGAACCCCTTCTGTAAGGTCGGAAGCTACAAACGCGTGGTTCTTCGCAATGTTGATCTGCTTTCCAGGTTTTCCAAGCAGAGTTGTGTTCTCAACTCCTAATTGGAGCATAACATTTTTCTGTCTTGCAACCTGTTCTATTTGTTTATCCCAAATTTCTGGGTCAACGTACTCAGCACCTGTTGAAGTGCTCTTAAAAATATCTGTTGCTATTGCCATTTTCTAATCACCATTTAAAACTTTTTTTTTCACATCTTTCTTAACATTTCAAAAAACTCTTCCTTATTTGGAGGTCTAACCTTCGGCTTCTGCTGTGAAGACTGTTCCTGCTCGGCAAGACCGTAATCCTTAACAATTGACTTTCTCCTGCTTTGAAGCTCATTAATCTTCTCCTCATACTCCTTCTTCAAAGCGTTTATCTTCTCTTCAAAAGTCTTCTCAAGCTCACTTTTCAACTGCTGTCTCAACGCTTCTGCTTTCTTCTTATCCTCTTCCTCAATAATCTTCTCAGCTTCTGCAATATCCTCTTCAGAAATGTCGAGTAAACCCTCATCGCTTTCACGGTTCTCTTCTGAAGATTCTCCCGAATGCTCATCCTCACCACCTTTTTCAACAGTCCCTGCTTCTTCGTTCTCAGCTGGAGCTTTCTGCTCAGCTGGTTTTTCAACCTTCTCCTGTTCCTTAACTTCTTCAATTTTTTGTTCTTCTTTTTTTTCATCCGCCATTTCAAAATCACCTCATTTCGATGAATGTGAGATTTTACTTCTTCCTACTCTTAGCAGCCCACTTACCCATTTTTTTACCGTACTTCTTCCAACCAATATAAGCTGCTATTCGAGTAGCCTGTTCTTTTGAATAACCTTTTTTCATAAGTGCTTTAACAAGGTTTCTGAACCTCGTTCCAGTTCCCAACTTAGGCTTCCTACCCATTATTATCACCCTGCAATGTTTTTGATTCTGAAAATTTTAGCGTTTTGATAAGCGGGCTTTCTCGTCAGCGAAAACCCAACGATCGAACCGTCGCTGAGCACACCCCTCTCAAACTCTTCCGAAGGAACTACTAACTCTATCGAAACACCTGACAAATCCCCCTTAAAAACAGCGTTTTTAATACTGTCAAGGTAAGGGTGCGGTAGGAACTCCGCAACAGCGTAAAGCTCACCGTCAACAATCTTACCGTCAACAAGTTTCAAAACAGGCATTTTGAGCAGGGGGTCCTTCTCATCAGGATTCATAGACGCGTGCTCAACATCCCCTAAAATCTCCTTACCACTCTTAATATCTGAAAGGATCTTGTGAAGCAGAGAGTCCGTAAGCCTCTGATTATGAGCGTCTACAGACTTACCAGTAAGCACAAACTCAACCAAGGTTTTACCCTCACCACTCTTACCAACAGCAACGCCGCTCGGCTTCAAACCGAGCTCAGCAGTAACCTCGCTCAGACTAGCCAGTTTCTTCTGAAAAACAGTTCTCGAAATCTTAACAGCTCTCTCCAAATCCCCAACCTTGGACAAAACCTTTTTGAAAATCTTGTAATATTCCTTCTTGAAATTCATAATAATCACTTCTGAGTAGTTCTTATAGGCGTGTTAGCCTTTTTTGAGTTCACAGGCGTCTGCTTATCCTGAAAATTAGTTATGTTATCAGGAGTGGGCATCCTACTAACACTTTTATGATTCTGAACTTCGTGATTCACAATTTTGGAAGAGTCAGGTGTTTGAACAAACTTTGCGGATTCCAAAATGGTCAAACCCTTACTCAGCAAATACTTCTTAATCGAACTGTTGGAAAAGCCCAAGCCTTTGAGATAAATAGCGTTTTGAATAGCATCCCTCTCATCGAGCTTGTCAGAAGGTCTGAACTTGAAAACGTAACCGTTAATCCCCATCTTCGGGAACAAATCGTAATTAATACTGTCCTCAAGCTTCTGCCTAAAAGCAGAAATGTTCATTCCGAAAATACCCCTAAACTGGGTTTCCGCATTACTCCTATTAGCACTCCCCGCCTCACCGCTAACAATGGGGGGCAGGAGTAAGAGCTGTCTTATCTGAGAAACAATGTAATCAAGATACGCCATCAGTCTGGGAATGTCCTCAGGAGTGTACTGCGTGAGAACAGAAACATCCCCCTGAACCACCATCTCCTTATTAGGATCTTTCTGACGAGCTCTCAAACCCTCAACAAGCAACTCAACCTGTTGAGTAGTCCCATTGTTAATAACCCAACTCTTAGCAAACTTATTATTCTTAAAAAGGTAAAGAATGTAATCCTCAATAATCCTCTTAGTCCTAACGAGGTGGAGGATACTCTTAGCGTTCGGAAAACCCGTGAGAGAAGTGTCAAACTTAGTGTTGACAAACATCCACACCTCATCAGGATTCCAAGAAGCGAAAGCAATACCGTTATGATTCTGAACAAACTTCTTAATCTCCCCGTGACCCTCCTCATCAGTTATAATCCTAACCTCAGGAGTCTCCATAAGAAACAACTCCTTAACAAGCCCTGAGCTCCTATCCCTAACGAGCTCAGTCATAGCAACATTGTAAATGAGGGCTTGAGACACAACCCCCTCAAGAATCCTGGAGAAGCCCATCCTCCTAAAACGAGTGGTAACCCTGGGAGCCTTATCCCCACTAACAGCGTCGAAAATGTCCCAACCGTTGAGAAGAACAGCGTTAGCGGTTGTTCTAACCGCATTGTTAACAATGGGATCGTTCATAAGCTCTTCCAACTCTTTCAGATTAACGCCGTAACCAGCTTTGAAAGAATTAGTGGCGAACACGTCAGAAGAAAACTTCCCACTGTTAGGCGTTGAGGAGTACCACTCCTTAATGATTCCTTTAGCAGTTTTGCCTATGAGTAATTTTGCCATTTTGAAAAATAAACGTTTATTCCACAAACCCTGAGCATGCTCCTTTCAAAAAGGTTTAATTCACCGCTTCTCCTTTATAAACCTTTTTATTTCTCTTATCGTAATACTCATCCTTCTTCTGAAGAAGCGATTGGTAAGTCTTATCACTAACCACGCGGTAAGTCGGAAGGTATTCCAAATTGTCAAGAACCCACCGAGTATTACGCATAACCAAAGCGTAATCGTTCCGACGCCACTTACCAGCCTCGCTCTCAGAGATGATAATCTCCCAATTAACACCTTTAACCCCCTTACGACCATAATACCTCACGAACATTTTCCCATCACACAAGCAAAACTTTAAAACTCTCCTGATCATCCAGGAAAGGCTTAGCCGCCATAATAACGGAGTCAATAACATCATCAGTGCCGCCGTTAGGCTTATGAATACTCAACTTAGCCTGCTTAGTCTCCTCCTGACGAAGCTCATGCATCTCCCTAATCAAATCATCATTCTTCAAAATCTTAACCTTACCATTATTCAAAAAACTCCTGAAAGCAACATAAGTAGCGTTTTTCAAACTGGTAAAATTGAAAGGAAAAACATTCCAACCCAAACTAATCATCTTGTTAATAATAGCGTTACCCTGAGGACAATCATCAGCAACGATTTTAACAACATTATACCTCTTACGAATATTCTCAACGAGTGGGAGAACCTTATTAACATCCTCCCCACTCTCAAACCTGTGAACCTCAATAACCTTAATCAAACCGTCAGAATCCTTCAAAACCACACTCACAACAGTCCTACTGTGAGTCATACCAAAATCAATACCGACAACAACATCCCTACCCGAAAAATCAGTCTGATTAATAACCTCATCAACAGCCTCCTCAACCTTTTGAGGTATGAAAAAATTCTTACTGCTACTCGTGAAATCGCAACAGTACTCCTGATTCCAATTAGAAATATCCATACTCTGCCTCTGCATCCTAACAAACTCCAAATAGTTAGGATCGCTACTGACAGTGTAGTGGTAAAAGAAACGCTTATAAGGGTGACTCTTCTGAATGTTCTCAGGGTCCGCTAACTTGTAGAAAAAACCCGCTTGACCGTTAGGAGTTGAGAGAACAACAATCTTACCGTGAGTAGCTACCACTGTAGGCTCAATAACCTCGTGAAAAAACTTCTCAGGATCCTCCGCCCCGAGAAACGCCGCCTCATCAACAAACACAACATCAAAACTCTTACTCCTAACCTTCTTAGTAGGGGGTAAGCTTTTAATCACGGAACCGTTACTGAAAGTGATAGTGTCGGAATTGTTAGGCTCAGCAAGCCTCGATGAGAAGAAAGTGTTAGTCCACTCCTTACGACCCTTCAAAACAGTGCTCATCCACTTATCACCCATGTGAATCATATCCCTAATGGTTAGTAAAAGACCCTTACTCGCATCGTCATCCTTACTGATCAAACCAATCTTCGTATTCTTCTTAATACCGCTTGGGAACTTGTTATAAAAACAAGCCCACAGTGAAAACATTGCGAGAGAAGTGGAGAACCCCAACTGACGAGCTTTAACAATGAGGAGCCTATCATAATTGAGGATTTGGTGGAAGAACAAGTCTTGGTAAATGTAAGGTTTCAAACCGAGCATGTAATACGCCATAAGAGTCGGGTTCTCCCGAGCGTACTTAACTTTGAAAATCCCACCTTCCAAAGCGAAGGTTTCGGCGTAACGCTTAACAATCTCAGGCGTGATTTTAACAAACAACTCATCACTCGCCACTCTCACCACCCTCCTTGTCGCTTGTGACTTCTGCGTCGCCAGAGTCGTTCCCGTCGCTTACCTCTTTGAACTCAGCATCTTCAGCCTTCTTAACCTCTTCTTCAGGAATAACTGAGAAGCTCAAATCATCCAAATCCCTCCCCTGCAAAAACTCCATCTTCTTATCAGCACTGACAAGACTAATCCTGCTAAGCTCCTTCATAATATCAACCAAACTCTTAGTAGCCGAAACAACATTTTTAGAAATGGGCTTATCAGGGTGTTGAAGCCTCTCAACCTGTATGAAACTGTAAAGCTCACTAGCCAAGTCGAGAAGTGCGAGAGCCGGGCTTGAACTTGTACGCTTCCAAAACTCCAATTTCAACTGAGCAATCTCATCACCGTACTTACCATCCAATTCCTTAGCGATAATCTCTTTGAAAATCTTACTGTGCTCCCCGCTTTTGAGAGGAGCCAGAACTCTTTGATTCCAAGCCTTATCACTCATCTTATAACCGTGCTTGTTTTTAGAACCCTTAGGACGCGCCAAAAAAACCACCTACCAGTAACAAAACGGAAAAACACAGCATTTAAAAAGATTGTCATAAACACAAATATATTTTCAGAAATAAGCATTAAAAAACACAATTTCAAAAGCGGAACCCAACCAAAACCCTCAAAAAAAGATAAAACCGCAAAACACAAGTTAAAACACATCATAACTTTGTGTTAAACCGCGTTTAAATCAACGCAGAGCCACTTTTTTTGCAAAAAAGTGTAAATACCTATCTAAAACAAAAAAACCGCTCAGAACGCAAATAAACCGCCTAAAATCAAAAATCCGCATTTTAACCGCAAAACCCCCCAAAAACCGCCAGGGGAAAGGGGGGGAAGAACTTTCTTTCTCCCAATACAATAGAATCCTCTTTCTTTATATAATAGGGGGGTAAGGGGAAAAACGGTAAGGAAGAAAAAAAGGGTAAGGAGAAAAGTAAAAGAACAGTACATAACAGTTTATAAACAGTTTATAAAAACAGTACAAAACAATCAAAACAAACACGCACATACAAGAACCAATACGTACATATACATACATATAAGAACCTATATGTACATATACATACATATAAGAACAAATACGTACATATAAGGACCCCCACACAACAAAGCAAAAAACCACACCAATATACAAAAACCCACACTAAAAACACACACTGAAAAATAACCTGTAACCATTGTTGTTTTGTTTTGTGTGTTTTGTTTTGTGTTTTTTTGATTTTATGTTTTGCGTTGTATATGTTTGGTTATGTATTTTTGGTTGTATATTTTTTACTGGTGTTGTCACTGTTCAGTAGTGTTTTCTTCTTACCATTTTTTAGTCGTGAAAAGGTGCTGTCACTCAGCAGTGAAAACCGTTTGTTACCACCAAACAGTAACAAAATATTCACATATGAATATTTCCACATAAAAACAATACCAGTATATAAAAAACCATACTAATATGCAGAAAAAGATACAAACATACTAAAAAACAATAAAAAGGAACCAATACGGGAAAACATAAGAAAAAATAAAAGAACCTGTATAATTTTGTATAATTTTACTTTTCTATGCTTATTTGTGTCATATTTGTGTTATTTTTGTGCTTGTTTTTGTCATGTTTGTGTTGTTTTTTGTGGTTTTTTGTTATGTTTTTGTGTTTTTATCAAATTGTTTGATATTTTATCAAATTGTTTGATAATTTGTTGGATTGTTTGATATTTTTATTTTGGTTTTTCGTTTTTATTGTTTATTTCTTGTTGTTTTTATTACTTTGCGGTGGTGGTTAGGTGCTTATATATAAAGTTTTGTGTTTTTTAGTATATTATTCTTTATTGTGTATATTGGAATTTAGAAAAGTATATAAATGTGACGGGTATATACATATCAGAAATAAAAAAAATAAAAATAAATGGAGGTAAAAATGGAAGAACAAATAAGAAGAATGATAAAAGAATATAAGGATTATGAAAGAGATACAATTAAGAAGATGGATGTTCTCTATGAAAAAAGAAAAGTCCTCATAAAGAGGGCTAGAGAACTTGAGGAGAAAGCATGTTCTCTAAACGAAGAATTACAGAGAAAGAAGAAAGATTTTGTAAAGAAAATAAGAGAAAGGAACAACAGAAAAAAAGGAATTAATCCTATTCATATTAAGTTTAAACAAGAAAGATGGTGTTCACTGGGAGGTTACTACCTCCTAGTGGATAAACTAGACGAGGTTAAGGAGTTTTGAACTCCTTAACCTCTTTACTTTTTTATTTTTTTATTTTTTTTTAAAGCCCGGATTATTAACGGCTTTTTTTATTTTTTTTAAAGCCGTTTTAAATTTTTTTAAAAAAAAAGATTATTAACCGCCTTTAAAAGGCGGTTAAGGAGGTGTAAAAAATGAAAGATGAAAAAGTAGAACTCCTTATTCAAGGAGCTAATAGAATATGGTTAAAAGGAGACAGGAGGGTGTCTCCTTCAAAGTCAAGAATAATCCTTATCCTTGAGGGTTTATTTTTTAAGGATGAAATAGAAAGTTCAAAGGCGAAGATTTTGCAAACCTTTGAGGAATTACCCGCTTCAATCCGCGGAGTTATAGAGGTTACTTTTGTAACCAAAACAGACGAGGGTTATATTCCATCTCTTAACCTGGACCTCTCAAAAGTTGAGATGTGGAGAGGTTCAACAAATTAAAAAAAAACATGGAGGTTAAAAAAATGAATAAAAAAGAGTTAAAGGAGATAAAAAGAATATTAAAAGAGTATAATTTAAATTTGTTAGCATGGAAGCCCGACAGGAAGATGCTTTATAAAGTATATTCGGGCGTTCCAACGGGTGCAATAGTAAACTCTGAAGTGATGAATACTTCAGAGTTGAAAATGTGGATTGATGGGTTCCTGGCGGGAACCCGAGTAAAAAGAGGTGAGTAAAAAATGTTAAAAGCAAAGGTTCTAAAAAAAGGGTTGGTTTTAGAGGATGTAGAAGAATTAGCTAAAAAGAAAGGATATTTAACAGTTTTTAACAGTATCAAAGATTTGGTAGATACTGAAAAAGAGACGGATTTAGATACGGATATCCTTTTAGAGTATATTCTGAACAATTCGGAACATTATGAGTTAGATTTAAAAGAATACTTCCGAGGTGCAATACTTTTTTTAATTTTATTAGAAAATCTAAGAGTAATAAAATTAGTGGAGGTGAGAAAATGAAAATAAACTTTGAAAGAGTTCTGAAAAATCTAAAAAAAGTTTTGAAGAAAAAAGATATAAACCTCTTGTCAAAAGAGGCGTATGAAGTTGTTATGAACCTCTCAGGGTTCATAGCCCATTACGACATCAACGGTTTTAAGGCGTATTATTCCGACTTTGATGACTTTCTGAGGAATTTGAGGAATTCTCACGATCTCTTAAACCCAAATTATTACTTAGATGAGTTTTTTATGAAGGATAATAAGGAATATTACACTGCAAAAGCTAAGTTCTTAAAAAAGTTAAAAGAGGTGGTGGATGATGTGGAGTAAGATAAAAGATTTTAAAGAGTTTAAAATGAAGTTGAAGGTGAAGAGGTGAGTAAAAAATGAATAATGTAAAAACTTTTAACGCAGAGGAAATAAAAAAGGTGATCTTAGAGTACAATGATGGAGATGTTGTTGGCAGAATTTACTTTAACGATGGAGAAGTAATAGATTTCAAACCAATATGAGAGGTGAGTAAAAAATGAGTGAGAAAGAGAAGATCAAAACTTTTTTAAACTTTTTAAACCTTGTTAAAAAGGCAAGGTTAGAAAAACAAATCATTAAAAAAATTAAGGAGGTCGGTATAAATGGAAAAGATAGTTAATTTAACTCCGCATTCAATAACCTTGTTGGATGTGGATAATAAAAAGATTGAAATAATAAGTAGTGGTTCTGTCCGTGTCGGAACCACTACCAAAGAAGTCGGAACAGTAAGAAATATTAAAGTGATTAAAAAAATTTTGACAGAGATCAGCAGTGAGGATATAGGAAAGATTAAGCAGGCTTTGAGTGACGAAGATAATATAGTCGTTGTTAGCTTGCTTGCAGGACAGCGACTGAAAGACGACGACAGGTTAAGCGACGATGAGAAAAACAGGGTGTTCATCATAGGAAACACAATAAGAGATGAAAATAAAAAAATTGTTGGAGCAGATGCTTTAACAAAAATAAAAGATTTGTGAGGTGAAAAAATGAGATGTAAAGTATTTAAAACAAGAAGGAATCAAAAGATAAAAATCTGTGATTATGGAGATCATTATACTGTTGAACAAATTCTTAAACACGAAGTGGTGCCTGGAAGGATTTTTAAAAGTTCCTTCGGCGATCAATTAGTTTTTAACAGGTACGGGTGCAAGTTGTACCCGTTTGACGAGAAAACAAGCAGAGAAATTAAGAGGTTTGTCTTCGGAGGTGAGGAAGAATGAACCAAGATCTATTTATAAACACAATCAAGCTGTACTACAGCTTGGTTGAGGTAGAATATAAGGATGGGGCGGTGTGCCACATACCCGCCCCCATGTTCTTGAAGAACATCAACGGGTTATCTTTCGTAACTACTCTTCAGGAGAGTAGGAAAGCGAGAGATCGCAATTTCTTCAAGTGTCCCGTGTGTGGCACTCCTTCGTTTTATTCTGGCGTCTGTGAGGATTGTCAGGGTTTAGAAACGAAGGAATACAGAAAATATAAGAGTAGGATGAGTAGGAGAAAAAAAATTCTACTTAGAAGGGTATTGGAAGGTGAACCAATACCTCAAAGCGTTGTCAGAGTGGAATTTGTACCCGCCTCTGATGACGCCATTTAAAAAATAAAAAAAACAGATGGAGGTGTAAAAAAATGGAGTACTATATCGTGAACAGCATAAATGGATTTGTGAATAATGTTCTCCGTTCAAAAGAACAGGAGGATAAAAAAGAAGCTCAAGAAATTGTAGAATTTCTTGAACGCTTCAAAACGGAACAAATCCAAAAGATCGATACATCTGATGAAGAGGTTTTTATTGGGCTGGAAGGCGGGGCGTATGTTGATGTCTTCCATGATGAAGAAAAGGGGGATTATCTCCTTGCCATTAAAACAAAGGATGGTAAAGTGTTATCCTCCGTAGGAAACACAATCCTAAAGGGGTACGTTGAGTACCTCTTTAGAGAGTTGCAAGAAGCTCTCAGTTGAGAGCTTCCAATTTTTTGTTTTTTTATTAAATGGATTTTAAAAAACAAAAAAATAAAAAATAAATGGAGGTAAAAATGAAAAGATCAGTAGCGGACCTTTACTTCGGGGAGAAGAAGCTTAAAACAATAAAATGGTACGACTTGTATGACACTGAAAATTACAGTGTCAAAGCGGTTCTTATTAACTCCTTCAAATGTCACGAGTTGGAGGATTTAATGGGAAAAGCAGGATACACAGATTTTAACAATTTCATTGACGCTATAGATCAAGTGATAAGAGTAAAAAGAAGGTGGTGAAAATGGAAAAAGAAGAGATGTGGCAGTTCCTAATAGATCACAATATTGCAAGCAGTAGTGAGATCCACTTAGCAGTGGATCTGTGCGGGTACAGTAAGAAAACCTTAGAAAAAGTCCTGTTCGCGAGGACGGGGTATAAAGATTTTGAAAAATTTAAAAAAGTATTAAAAAATACAGGAGGGGATCGAACATGAAAACATATGCTTTTTTAACGAGGAAAAACTTTAGGGTAGAAGTTGAAGCATCCACGCCTATAAGTGCGTGGCACAAGTTGAGGAGCATTCCTCACTTGAAAGAGGAAGTGCTACCTACTTATCAGGAGTACAGTAAAAACGGTTTGGCTTCGGTTTGTGACTGGCGAGCTCTTTTTGATGAGCTGAGCGAAGAAGAAAGAAGCAAGTATTACGAAACAAGTTATTAAATGGAGGTTGGTAAAAATGGAAAGAGAAGATTTTGAAAACAATTTTTTAGGAGAAGCCATCCGAATATTCGGAGTGGCGGACGACTTGGAAGAAGAAGGTTTGTTCAACAATGCAGAAGAGTTAAGAGAAGCAACCAATAATTTAATAAAAATTTTTAGAAAAATTATCAAATATTATAAAAAATGATTATGAGGAGGTGTGAAAAATGAGGAGCAAAATAAAAAATTTTGGGGAGTTTGAGGACTTTTGCCAAAAGCACGGTTTGAGCAGAGCTCTTAATGACATTTTAAACATTATGAGCGACAGCAGAAAAAAACATAAAATCATCATTGGAACGCTTCAAAACTGGCTTAGAAGCGAGTTGAACAAACCCAACATTGAAACCGCAACGCCAACCTATTTTTTGTTTTACCATTTGGTGAAAGAGGTTAATCAGAAATACAAAGAAAAATTATGAGGAGGCGTAAAAAATGAGAATAGCATCAAGGATAAATAATTTTTTTATAAGTCCAAAGAATTTGGACAAGATAAAAAAAGTGTATGAACTTGAGGATCGTGCGGAGATCATTATTCCCATTTGGGATGTTAGGTATGATGATTTGGAAGGAAACCAAATCTTCGCACATCAATACTTCACGATAAACCACTGGTCAAAGTGGTATACTTTGAGTTTGGAAGTTAGGAAGGTGCATTTTGACTACACTCTCAAAAATTACACTCTGGACAGCGTTTTGGAGTGTTTGAAAGACGCACTTGAAAAAGTGCAGAAAATTTCGCAGAAGTTCCTGTTCAAAGAGTACATTTACCCTCCTGTGCTATACGCATATTTGAAGGGGGACATTGATCTTAGCGAGGTTCACACACAAGAACCCGTGTGTGTTTCGCAATGGGATCTATTGAAACAGTTGCGCGTTGATTTGCCGAGCAAATGTTACGTTGTGGTAGCAACTCCCTACCCGGGGGAGAAGATAAGTGTGATAACTGAGCTTAAGGAGAGTTCTTTTGAATCTGAGATTAAATACAAGCTGATTAATCCGTCACAGTTTGATGAGATTGAAAAATCGCGTAGGGATAGCATTTACAGCGTGTCTGATTGGTACAGGTACAAGGGGGAGGAAGTCGCGGGGATACTGAAGACCATTACCAATTACAATAAAAATGGCGGGTGGTCTACTTCTCACGAGTTGACAATATATGTCCCGCCGAATTATTGGGTAATTAAACAGAGAAGGTGATAAAAATGGATGATGAAATAAAAAGAGTCATTGAAAATTACAAAAGCTATGAGAACCGCAAACTGGAAGAAATGAATGCTTTATATGAAGAAAGAAACGCCCTTGTAAAGAGGGCTCTTAAGATAGAAGAAGTGATAAGCTCTCTAAATAGGGAGCTTAAGAATAAGAAAGAGTGGTTTAAGAAAAAAATTAGAAGAATGAATAACAAAAATAAGGGTCTTAACCCTGTCAAAGTTAAGTTTAGACAGGAGCATTGGCCCTTGTTAGACGGCTACTGTCTCCAAGTAGATGTAATAGAAGAGATTAGAGCAGGGGAAAAAATTAAAGAACAAAAGCGGGTTTGGAACAAGAGTAAAAAATCGTTTTAGAGGTGGTTTAAATGAGCGACATTCAAATTTTAGAACTGAGCAGGTATAATCAATTACCCCCACAGCAAAAAAGGGCTCTACGGCTAATTAAAGCGGAAATTTTGCAAAGTGGGGGGGTTGTGAGAGCTTACCTCTTAGTTCAAAAGCGTTTCAGCATAATAGGTGCGTATTCGGACCTATTACCATCCATTATGTACCTATTAAAAAGCTTTACTAAAAGAGTTATAAAAGCTTTTAAAAAGCTTTACAATAAAAGGTAAGAAGTATAATAAAAAGGTAAGGATGATAGTATAAAACTCTTTTTTTACCTTTACCATATACATTATACTATACTACTTACCTTACCATATTTAAAAAAAGCTTTTTAAAAGTACATTATAATAAGAACATATATGTAACATATATGTACATATAAGTACAAATATATTGGAGGGTGATGAAAAATGGGTTTTGAAAAATATATTTTGGAAAATATAAAAAGGAAGAAGCATTTAACCAAAACAGATGAGAAAATACTTAAATGGTTTGAACAAAACGGGGTAGAGCTTGGTTGGAATGGTAACGGAATAGTGATAACAAAAAGTTTAAATACTACCAATCCAACCATGCCTCACGAAGTTTTCAAAAAGGTGGTTAATTTGGAAAAAGAATTGAGAAGATTAGAAAAAGAACTCAGAAGAGATGATAGAGTGTTTTACTGGGTTGTGACTCCTTTTAAAAAAGTTGAGTTGGGAGTGGATCACATTCTGAGAAAAGACGAAACGGTTCTCCGTTTGGGAATACCCTCAGAAGATGTTGAGAGGTTGTTCAAAGCAGATCCTGAGGACTTGGCGGACTACTTCATAACTTGGAGTGTGTTCGCAAGTAATCATCTGAAACCTAAGTTTTCAGAGGAGGATGTTGCGAAGATCAAAGAGGATCTTGTTAAGAAATTTGAGGATATAAGGCAACTCCTCGGTAGGAGTTATAAAAAATACGCTCCTATTATAAAAGAGTTGGATAAAATTTTGCAAGGAGGAGAATATGCTTAGAGAGCTTTTGAAAAAAGTTGTGGAAAGGGATGATTTGAGAGTGACGATTGTTGGTGAGGACTTTCCAGAAAAGTTTTGGGAGATCCTCAACATTCAAGAAAGGTTGAACACTCAAATATTCTTAAGCAGAGATGCGAAGCGTGTTAGAGAAGGAACTCTCATTTACAAAGTTACGAAGAGGGATGTTCTTTGGGCTGAGCAGGTTCTCGGTATGAAACCTGTTCTGAGCAGGGATTACTCTTTAAAACAGCTTTACCAATTCCACATTTTAGGAGTGGATGTTGAAGAGCAAAGCATCATCCCTGAAGAGCTGATACCTTACCTTCAAAAACCCATCAGGGTTTTGAAAGTTAAAAAGCTTATGCTCAGTTTGGGGCTTGTTAAAAGTGTTAGAACCGCTGAGCGTAGGATAAAAGAGTGGTTTGAACTTGGGCTTATTAAAAAAACCACTCTTGAGATTAGGAATCCGAAAATAAAAATTGTTAAAGGAGGTGCTGAAATATGAAAAAATGTTTTGTTCGCATTCTTTCCAAATACGATGATTTGAACAGTGAAGAAGTTTATGTGCTCTACACTGTATGGTTCCTGGGAGAGTTTAAAAATAAGGGAGTGACGAGGAGAGAAGTGCAGCGGGAGATCTTTAAAGATACTCAAATCATTAGTGGAGTGGCGAAGCTTTTTGATGACTTTGAAATGTATGGTGAAAGCTTTGAAAGTGAAGCGGTGAGTAACACTATTGACGATTTGGTAAAGCTTGGAGCGTTAAAAAAGTGTAAAGGAAAAATAAAACTGAATTGTAAGGAGGTGTTGGAAAATGGCAGATGAAAAAAATTTAAAAGATGAAAAGCTTATTTTGAGAATGGCAGTTCTCAACACAGCGACTAACATTTACAGGAATATGAGGAGCAAACCTGATGACTACTCGCAAGTCATTCAGGACATTTTAGAAACCGCGGAGGTTTTGGAACGGTGGGTTTTGAGGAAGAATCCCAAACTCCAACTCGGAGGTGATTCTGATGACGTTAAAAACGGATAAGGGTCCCACGCCTGTTATGAATGAGGAGAGGATTATCTTTAATGAGAGGGTTCAGTTCAGAGTTTCCGACTTACCTTTTAGGAAGTGGATTCCTCAAGTTTTGAGGATTATTGACAAAGCTGAGAGTAGGGATGGGAAGGTGGAGATTAGGAGTTTCTTCACTTTCGCAGCGTGGTACAATTACACTTCTTCCTTAGAAAAACTTGGACTTGTTAGGAGAGGGGTGTTTGACGGTAGAACCCACTCATACTTTTTAACGGAGAAGGGTAAAGAACTTTTGAAAATTTATGATGAGCTTTGGCGGTTTTGGGATGATTACCTCTTCACTCCTATGGGGCTTAGGCTTGACCCGTTCCAACCATTACCTTTTTACGGTGAGAGCGATGAGTATTCTGAAATACTCATAGGTAGCAATGGAAAAGTTTATAAAGGGAAAACTGTTAAGAGGTGATTGTCATGGAAGAAGCAAAGTATGAGAATAAAGTTTCTATTGAGATCAATAAGAATAGTAAGGGTTACACTTACAGTGTGAAACTTGTCAGACCTGACTTTAATAAAACCTTCCAAAACAAAATGGTTGAAATCCTTGATTGGACTGAGAACATTGTTCAAAACTTGGAAGGTTTGAAAAAAATAAAAAAAGAACTTGGAGGGGATTGAAAAATGTTTTTTAGAAGGAGAAGAAAAACGAAAGAGGAGAAGATTAACGAAGCGTTGAAAACTTCGTTTGAAGACTCTGACAAAATTGATGATTTGCTGTTAGCAATGCAAATAGCGACTGGTTATTCAGAAGAGGATTTTTTAAAAGCAACCGCTGCTCTTGCAGACACTTTGATAGATGAGGGTAATGATATTGAGCGGGCGGTTGGTTGGACTATTTACAAGTATTTGAACAAAGCATCCGCTTATGAAATACTTTTAAACTACTTATTGGAGGATGATTGAAAATGGTGAATGTAGAACAAAAAGGAGAATATTTGAATTTGGATGTCAAATCACTTCTGCCTAATGAAGTGGTTGAGATGACCCTAACCAAAAACCCTTATTTTGGTGAGGGACAATACGGCAGGTTTGCGATAGTGACTGGAACTCTCAGTGATGGTAGGGAGGTTAGCTTCTTTGTTAACCACTCAATGCTTGGGAGGAGTAAGAAGCTCATAGAAGAAGTTGAAGAGTTGAAAGAAGGGGATAACATTTTGATAAGTAAGATTACGAGAACCAGTAAGAAAACTGGTAGGACTTACAACATTTACCAAGTTGTTAGGAATGAAACTTTTAAACAAGCTTCTGAAAAAGCACAGCAGACGCAAACGACAGAGAAGCCGAGACTTGCTTTGGGATTGAAAAAAGTTTTGAAAAGCAAATACTCCCCTGAAGAAGAAGATATGATTAGACAATTAGTGGCGGCTCTTGGAATGCAAGAGTTCAGCGATGAAGACCTCATACAAGGGGTTATTAGCGGTTTTAAAGAAGCTGGTAAGGAGTATTCAAAAGAGCAAGCTGAGAAGCTTCTGGAAGAAGCTAAGAGGAGATTGTGAGGTGGTGAATTTGAAGCACGATTCTAACAATAAAAAAGAAATTTTGAAAAAGCTGAACGTTCTGAAAAAGAGTAGGGAATTGTTAACTCAGAAGATAACCATTCTGAGAAAGCTCAATTACGTGATGTGTAATAGTCCTAAAAAGCTTAAGCCAGAGTACGCTTTTGAAACGCAAGAGGATTATTATAAGGTGCTTGTTGAGAAGTGGAGTAATGATGTTGAGCTTCAAGCGTTGAACCTTTTGGAGAATATTAGGCAGTTGGACGTTCAAATAGACTTCTATGAGAAGGAGTTGAAGAAGAGTGAGGAAGAAGCCGCTCAGGATTTGGAGAAGAAAGCTCAGGAGGAGAGGGTTGAACAGCAAACGAGCAAGCCAACACTAACCGTTAAAAAAGCGAAGAAGGCGAAGAAGGGTAAGAAGTGAAGATGGCTTCGCTCAAACTCAGGTTCTGGGCTCACCAACTCATAGTGTGGGATGGTGAGCGTTTCAGAATCGCTAAACAGTTCATAACCCCTGTTAAAGGGGATTCTTTAAAAGAAGGAGTGCGTAAGAAGAAGAACGTTTTGAATTTTGGAAAAGTTGAGAAAGAAGGGGAGGTGGTTTTGTGAAATGGCAGTACTCGGTTTTGGAAAAGTTTAAGCGTTACTACTACTCCCAAACGGTTACTGCGTCGGATCTGATTGAGGAGATTGTTATTCAGGACCAAACGTTTTGGCTGGTCCATTTGAATAAGGTGAAGTACCTTCTCGACGTGGACCTCATAGATGAGCTTCCTATAAGGATTACTAGGGCGGAGGAGGTTCCGTTTAGGAATAAGCTTTACCACCACGTTATTGGTTACCAAGCTGTTAAGGTTTTACCTGAGCATAAGATGAGTTTTAAGGAGTTGGTTGATGGGCTTGATTTGGAGCATAGTAATCCTGAGGATTTTCTCGTTTTGAAGCTTTTAGCTTTGGCGAGTTATTGTGGGAGGGTTAATTTTAGGGTTGCCGCTCCCGCAGGGTTCGGTAAGGACAGTGTGTTTTCCATTCTTAAACTTCTTACCAATCACGTTTCAGTTGTTAATCCCAGGACTGTTCCAGCGGTTGAGTACCGTTTGGAGAACAGTGTTTTGGTTCTTAACGAGTTGAGTAATTTGGGTTCTGAGCAGAAGAAGCTTTTGCAAGAGCTTCTCCTCCTCGTGGGGGATTATAAGAGTTTTTATGAGAAGAGTAGTCGTGGGACTAATGGGGGTAAGGATGTTTATGATATTTCCGACTTGTCAATGGTTATTCTTTACAACCCCCTCCAATACTACGCGAAGGTTGGTGGGGAGTCCAAGTTTTTTGACAATGTTTTCACAGAGGCGGTTCTTGACAGGTTTGTTCCTTTTAAGCTTGAGGGGAAGCTTGACATGTCTCAGTTTAAAACCTTGACGGGTTCCGAGCTTGATAAGGTTTTTCTGAGTAGTAAGGATTACTTGTTGGATTTTTTGAAGAGTTTGGAGTGGTATAAGCACCACTACTTGGATGAGGCTAAGGGTAAAGGTTGGAGTGTTAATTGGGATTTGCTGCCCGAGATTAGGGGTAGGCACGTAGTTACTTTTGAGAAGCTCTTACCATTTCTGAAACTTTACGCTTCCACGCTTGAAGAGTTTGATTACTTAGTGAAGCTTTTTTACAACAGGTTTTTGCAGTATAAGAAGATGCTTAAGAGCGGTGAGGGTTTTGGGAAGTTTGAGAGTTTTGAAGAGCCTGTGGAAGAAGTGGTTGTGGGGTGATCTAAAATGGGTTTGGAAAGAATACTTAGGAATAAGAAGGTTTGGAAGGAGTTTTCAAAATACCCCTTTTGCAAGGGTTATTTTGTTGTTGGGAGTTACAGCGACTTCTCTGGGGGTGGGAAACTGCTTTACAATCCCAGCAACGATTGGTTTTACAAGGAGAAGGAGCCTTTCATAGTGCCTTTGAAGAAGGAGTGTGAGGATGCTGTTGAGTTTTTGATGTGGGGTTCTCACAAGCATTATAAAAGGTGATGAGAGTATGGACTCCGAGTTGTCAGAGCAGTGGTTAAAAGACGCTTGGAAGGAAATGATAAGACAAATCTGTTGGAGGATAAGGGAAGGAACTATTAAAGTGGAGTTATGCAAGTATGATGAGGAAGCTTTTGTCCGACCCTTCTTCGGGGATGATGAGGAAGCTTACGCTTTTTTAGAAGAATCTTTTGAAAAGGTTAAATAATCCTCTTTTTGAAAAAACACTTTTTTTTAGGAGTTGGTGGAAACAATGAACAGTTTGAAAAAAGGGAAGAGGTTTGAGCTCTTCACAGCTCACCTCCTCAGCAAGAGTTTTGGCGTTAAGTTTATGCGTGTTCCGATGAGCGGAGCTTTTCAAACTTCTCACAAGTCTCACAACCCAGTGTTTTCGGGTGATGTTTTCACAGAGGATGAGAAGTTTAACCGAATTTTCAGGGTTGTTATTGAGTGTAAGCGTATTAAGAGTTTGGGTCGTAAGAAGAACGTTTTGGACTTAGCTGTTGTGAAGCGTTGGATTGATCAGTGTGTTCGTGAGAGTCGGGGAATGAACACTTGGCTTTTTTTCAAGGCTGATTACAAGCCAGCGCAAGTCATAGAAATACTTAACGAGAATGGTAAAGTTACAATCTTACCCCCTGTTAATGTTGTTGATTTTTTAAAGAATAAAAAGAATATTTATGAGTCGGAAGTTCCGAACACATAATTGTGGTTATGGAAAAACTTATAAAGGAGTACTTATAAACTAATATGTGAGGTGGTTCTAAAATGCTTATGAGCGAGAAGGAAAGAATGAGAAACTTTCTGAACAATTCTTTTATGCTTTTACAATTGAAAGATGAGTTTTACAGTGGCGGTTCCGGGTCTGTTCTCAAAAATTTTGAAGCTTTGAAACCTTACGGTGTCAGTCCGAAAGTGAGCGTGATGGTTAGACTGTCCGATAAGTTTGAAAGGCTTAAATCATTAGTGTTTGACACTGCTAACACTGACGTTTCCGAAACTTTTGATGATACTATCAGTGACGCTATTAATTACTTACTAATTCTTAGAGAAGCTTTTCTCCGTGAGAAACAGGAGGAGTTGTTCGAAACTCCTGATGTTGAAGAAGACGCTTCTGAATTTGGAGAAGATGAGGATTATGAGTACAACGCATCGGAGGAGTGATAAGAAATGGAATTTCCAAAAGAAAAAGTGTATTACGAGGATGATAAAGGAATTCTTTACAATGGCGATGTTTTGGAAATTCTTAAAAAGTTACCCGATGAGAGTGTTGACTGTGTTGTTACATCCCCCCCTTACTGGGCTTTGCGAGATTATAAAATTAGGGGGCAGTTGGGGTTAGAAAGTTCTTTTGATGAATACTTGGAAAAGTTGTGGAAAATTTTTGATGAAGTTTATAGAGTTTTGAAACCAACAGGGACTTGTTGGGTGAATTTGGGAGATACTATGAAACAAAAATCTCTCTGTTTAATTCCAGAACGTTTTGCTATTGGAATGATAGAACGAGGTTGGATACTCCGCAATGAGATTATTTGGCACAAACCGAATGCCATGCCTGAAAGTGTTAAGGATAGGTTTACAATAGATTTTGAGAAAATATTTTTCTTTGTAAAAAATAAAAAGTATTATTTTAAACAAGTGTTAGAACCTTATAAGTCCACGCCACACGCTGGTTTTATTGGTAAAAAATCTGATGATAAACATGTTCAATTCAGATACGCAACAGAACAAGATTTTTATGGTGGTCGGGGGCGTAACAAAAGAACTGTTTGGAGCATAAGCACAAAACCTTTTAAAGGTGCTCACTTTGCTGTTTACCCTGAAGAGTTATGCGAGATTCCTATAAGAGCGGGGTGTCCAGAAGAAGTGTGTAAAAAATGTGGTCTGCCACGTGAAAGGATATATGAACGGGTTGAAAAGCGAGGCAAAGAGAAAGGTGTAACAGGTAAGTATAGAATGGCAAGCAACAGTGTTGATAGTGCTGGTGGTAGAAAGCATTATTATACTGTGGAAAGAAAGTATGTTATTCCTAAATCCATGCAAGTGGCTTTTGCTAAATGGTTAAAAAAACAGATTGGTAAAGATAAGGCTATTCTTGACAAGTATTTTGAAAGAACTAAATGGGAGCATTGGCTAAGAACAGATCTTAATGGGCAATCTTTACCCTCTCCTGAAGATTATACCAAATTAAAAAGTATTTATAATTTGTCTGACGAGTGGGATAAATGGCTTTTAGAAACTGTTCATACTGTAGTTGATGATTCTGGGAATTCTCTTCGTGAATGCGGTTATTCTGAATATTGTTCTTGTGGGAATAATGAATGGGATAAAGGTGTTGTGCTTGACCCTTTTATGGGTAGTGGCACTACAGCTGTCGTTGCGGAGAAATTAAACAGGCGGTGGATTGGAATTGAGTTGAATCCTAAGTATTGTGAAATTGCAAAGAAGAGGATACTGGGGGTGCACAATGAAAAAAGCAATGATTAAATATATGCAAAAAGTTAAGAATGATGAGTTGTACACTCCTGACTATGCTATAACACCCTTACTGCCTTATTTAAAAAAGTTTAAAGATAAGATTTTTTGGGAGTGCACTGATTTTGGAAAAAGCAACATAACAAAAGTGTTGAGAAATGATGGGTTTGAAGTGGTGACGAGTCATGTGAGTGAAGGCAAGGATTTTTTCGAATACCAACCAGACGAGTGGGATGTTTTAATAACAAACCCGCCATACAGTTTAAAAGATAAGTTTTTAGAAAGAGCGTATGAGTTGAACAAACCTTTTTGTTTCTTACTGCCACTCACAGCTTTAGAAGGTGTGAGTAGAGGAGAACTGTTCAGAAAGCACGGTGTTGAGTTATTAGTGCTGGATAGGAGAGTGGATTTTATGAAGGGTAAGTCCTGCTGGTTTAACACGAGTTGGTTTTGCTGGAGGGTTTTACCTGAAAAACTCTTATTCGCCAAGTTAGAAAAAAAAAGTTTGAGAGGTGGTTAAAAAATGAAATTTGATAAGAAGAATATTGAAAACCTTGTGAGTGCTTACCACAGAACCATTCACAAGGAGGGTTTTGCGGATTTTGACAACACTTACGCCCTTTACCCCGTGGGTTTTTACGAAGATGAGCGTGGCAGGGGACTGCTCTACTACGATGTTTTGTTCGACCACTTTTACAAGAATGTGGGGGATGATTTGATACAGGTTCAAAACGGTGAGGGCTTGTTAGAAAAGCTCCTCTTCAAAAATGAGTAAGCTGTTCGGTGGTAAAGAGTTTGTGGATCTCACACCTGTTGAGATCCTAAAATTTTATTATGATAAGTATGGTAGTTTTAGGGTTATGAGGTTTTTGGGACGTCCTCACAAGTGGTTCGTTCTTGATAAGCATTTTTTTGAGGAGAAGCACTACGCCACTCCTAATCAGAGGCAGATACTTCCTGATGAAGTTGTTTTCGATATTGATGTTGAGAACCACTCTTTGGAGAATGAGGATGTCGGTTTGAAACTCGCTAATAAGATTTTGAAAAGGATGGAGAAGGAAGGGGTTAAAGCTTCTCTGTGGTTCAGTGGGGGTAGCGGTTACCACCTTCACTGCTTCTTCCCTGAGATGATGAAGTATTCTAAGCCTCATAGGAAGATTTTGAGAAGGCTTGTTCTTAGGCATTTCGGTATTGGTTATTTGAAGCCAACCCACCCGGCTCACGTTTGTATGGTGCCTAAGACTCTTATACAGTTGGAGAATGAGATTCACAGGAAGAATCACGGTTTTAAAAAGTGGGTTGGGGGTTACAAGCCCGAACTCACTTGGGATAATAAGCTTCCAGAATGGGTTTTGGAGAGGTTTGAGAGGGTTAAGAATAAGGTTTGGTTGAGGATTAAGAAGCCTTACCTCGCGGTTGGGGGTGAGCCTAACTGTATTAAAGCTTTGCTCTCTAACGATTTTTTGGATAAGAAGGATGGTCGTAAGAGGGTTGTTTTCATTCTCGCCAGTTATTATAAGCGTGTGGGGTTATCTGAGCGTGAGATTCTCCAAAAACTTGAGGATTACAATTCCTACCAGCTTAATAATTATTTAAAAGAGTCTTATTTGAAAAGCGTTGCTAAAACTGTCAACGGCAGTATTAGTTGTAAGTATATTAAGAGCTTTTTATCAGAGTTTTCGCTACTGGGGGTGTGTGAGGGGTGTAAGAATAAACTGGTGCCCAAGCATACTACCGCAAATGTTTTAAAGCAAAACCCTTGAATAAGAATTTTTGATGGGGTTCGGAGCCGTGCTTGATCAAAAATTCTTCGGGGGTTTTGACTTATGAGTTTAGAGGATGTCGTTATGAAAGAAGTTGGAAAGGTTAGGAAAGTTGTTGTGACAGGGGATTATCACATTCCATACCTTGATGGGAAGGCTTTCAGCCTGATGTTGAGGTATGTTAAGGAGAACAAGCCTAACGTGTTCGTGATAAACGGGGACTTGTTAGACTTTTACTCACTCTCCAATTTTGATAAGAATCCCGAACACTACTCAATCGATGAGGAGCTCAAACAGGGTAAGGACGCCATTAGGAAGATTAGGAGAGCTGTCGGTAAAAAAACTAAGATTTACTACTTGGAAGGTAATCACGAATGCGTTACTGAAGACACGGAAGTACTCACTGATAAGGGTTGGAAGCTCGCAGCGGAAATAACCAAACAGGATAAAGTCGCTCAGTTTAACATGAGAAGTGGCAGGGTAAGATTTGATTACCCTTTAAAAGTTTCATCACGCATAGTGGATAAGTGGGTGGTTGTTAAAACTTGGCTTGGGGAGGAACACGTAACCTTTAACCACGCATTAATAATCAATGGGAGGAGGGTTAAGGTTTCAGACGCTATGAAGAAGGGTTTCTCCCAAACTGAGCAGAGATTCGCAGGCTTTTACGAGACTGCTAACCCCTTACCACTCTCCAATGAGGAAATAAAACTACTCACTTGGGTGATCGCTGACGGAACCGTTGTGGATTACTCAAAATACAATCCTAACAGTTCAAAAGTAGGGGTTCAGTTCAAACTGTCCAAACAGAGAAAAATAAGAAGTTTAACAAACCTGTTGGATAGCATGGGGGTTCCTTACACTCTCAGAAAAGCAACTGTGAGCAGGCATAACAAGTTACAACCATTCATGATTAGGATTTACGGTTACTGGGCTAAACGCATCTTCAACTTGTTAGGAGGTGTTAAGCGTTTTCCAGAAGAGTGGGTTCTGAACATTTCTGAAGAGCAGTTAAAAGCTCTTTTAAAAACTCTCGCTGAGACTGATGGGGGGAGAGCTTATAATCACATTGTTTGGACGAGCACGGATTTTGAGAATGTTGATAGGGTTCAGAGGATGTGTATTCTTCACGGAATCCCAGCGAAGTACTCTGTCAGGGATAACCGCGCTGGGTTTGGGAATAAGCCTGTTTACAAGGTTAGCATTTACCCTGAAGGAATTGTTTCCAAGTACGCTTCTTTTGAAGTAGTTCCAGAGATTAAAAAGTTCGTAGCCATTACCACGAAAGAAGAAACTCTTATAACTCGTGTGAATGGGAGGGTTAATTTCACTGGTAACAGTAGGCTTCAGAAGTATTTGTGGAAGAATAAGGAGCTTTACGGTTTGGAAGGTTTGAAGCTTGAGAACCTCTTAATGCTTAACGTTGAAGGTGTTAAGTGGGTTGGTGCAGATCCTGATTATTGGAAGAAAACAGCGGGAACTCTTAAGCTTGGCGATACTATTATTATGCATGGCGATAAGCGTTTGAATGGGGGTAGTTTGAGTAAGTACGCTGGCTACTCGGCTAAGAATACTATGTACTCTGTGATGAGTAATTTGGTTATGGGGCACAGTCACAGGCTTGCTCAGATACACTACTCCGCTAACGGTAAGGATTTGGTTGGGGTTGAGGGCGGTTGTTTGTGTGAAGTCCCCCCAACA